TTTATCTCAGAAAGACCAAACTTTAGGCTATAAAATTTGGTTCTTTATTGATACCTAATATAAAATTAAAAAATGACTGGTTATACTACGAAATTTTTTAGTAAAAATTTTCGGAGGTTTTAGTAGCTCTGTCGAAAAATTTTTACTGCCTAAACGAAATATTTGGTTTCGTCGAAATCCACAATCCCGAAAAAATTTGACTAATTAAAATGGTATATAAAATAACTAATTATATATATTATATTAGATCCGCTACCTTGTTTCAATAAAAACCAAGCAAATCGATTTTTATCAAACTTAAATTCAATCTCGCTATTTTCTATCGCTTAGGGAAAAACTGAAAACCAAGCGCTCTAACGCTCGTTCACACGGACAACAGGAATTTCTAATAAACTCTCAGGTGTAAAAAGTGTCAATAGATAAATTTGATTTTTAATATGACGATGGGCATTGGAAAAGATCCAATGCCCTCGACTTACAGGCTATCCAGGTTGAGGTCAGAGCCTCGTTTGTCACGAGGTTTTATCTCCCACTCCAGAGTTTTCTGAGAAATGTACCAGCGAATGCTACTATCTGAGGTGTCACACGCCACTCCACGACGTTGGTAGACTTTCTTAATGATGTCTGCTAAGAGTGGGATAGACAGACCAGTCAATCGTGAGTCTTCAAGCAAGAGTCTGATCGCCTCAACCTTCTTCGGCTTCTTACTCTTACCCCTTAATCGGCATATCTCTTCCCAAAGAGAAGCTACCGTTGCACCCTCAGGTATGGGAGGGATGGTGCCGTTAAAGAGCCCATCCACTATCTTCGCTGCCTCTACAGCTTGTTCATTGATGCTAAGTCTTTTATCGTCCATACTTTTATACCCTCCTTGTTATATTCTACTAATCCATCCGGGGTCAGTGTGTATTGATCTGATAGTCCCTCCTCTTTAAGTATAGTATTAATAAAGCGTTCTTCGCGAGTGCCGTAGGCCTGGACCGCAATCACTGTCCCATCTCGGATTTGGAGTATGGGTCTGCTGTCCAGGTATACAGTAAGCCCCTTCTCAGTTCTTGACCGGACGCATTCCATTTTTCCACTCCTCCCAACTTAGGACGTCTACACCATGACGCTTGAGTTGGTCATAGACACTCCCTCGATGTTGACTCATTTCCTTATGGTGTGTATGACAGAGTGCCATTACCTGCGGAGGATTACCATAGTCTACATAGAACCAGGAAGTCTCAGCATCATCACACAGAGCACACCTACCCAGGAAAGGGCGTGACCGGAATATAGCTTGCCGTGCGGCATTTTGGAGTTTAGTCATTAACCCCTTGAGATATGCCTTGTAGAGGTCTGCAGAAGTTTTAAGCCCCGGCTTTCCCGATACCGTTATCTGACCCGTCGACTGATACCTTGGCCCTTTGTTTCGCCTTTGATAAGCCATCTTTATACTCCTTCAAGTAGGATGAGAGTTCCTCAACACGGCCAGTAGTTGCTAAGACAAGTGCATAGACCATGTTAAGTCCTGGTGGTGGGCATAGAGCAAGGATTTCCCATGCGGAATCCAGGATATCCATATTAGTATGGAAATCTGGTTTGAAGAGTGAGTAATAGAGTCCTACTACTTCTTCAGGATCAGACTCCATGTTTATGAAATGCTGCCAGAGGTCTTCGGTAGATAGTTCACTAACTGCCCTTTTGTGAATTGGGGTTACTGGAACGCACACCCCGACGCCATTTACAGACTGGCAGATTATACTCTTCTGATGTTCAGTCAAGTCTTCCCAAGTCTTTACCATTATCCTATGACCTCCTTTATTTTGAGTAGGGCCAGTGACCTTGCCGTCGGAGTAGTACCCAACCTGGTTGCTAATATACAGAGTTTGAGCCCTTCATCTCCCATGTGACCATGTTCATCCAGGCAGTTAACAACCTCGACAAATGTGTCCTCAGGATTTTCAACTTTGGACAGGAGTTCTCTGAGTTCTGCCATGACTGAGGCTACTCTAAGTCCGTCAACAGCTTCGAGTATCATACCAGAATAGCCCTGGATACCATTCCAGATTAGGAATTTATCAAAGGCTTCACCAAATGAGAGTTGACTTATATCAAGAAGATCCTTATCACTGCAATCTCCATCCTCAATACCCATGTTCTCCGCGATATCAGTTAGTACCTGATCGGGAATATTATCGACGACCAAAGCCATACATTCCTCCTAGTGTAGAGTAGATTGTTCCAGCTAATACTGAACTCAGCATTGCTGACTTCATCCTTCGTTTTTCTAAGTATTCCATCCGTTCAATAGTCAGGTCTATTTGCCACCAGACCATAGTCTTAATAGCCTGGAGTTCTTCACAAGCCCGCTGCTCCGCTAACTCTTGGAGACGTTTTTGTTCTGCCTCCTTACGACTGATAGCGAACTTTATACGGTCATCAAGAGTTTTACCCTTCCGTCTAGCTGCCTGACCCATTCCAACCCTCCTTGAGTGTTTGTCTGACGAGAGCTGCAATCTGAAGATCAGATAGTTCAGGATTATCTTTAAGTCCAGTCCTCAGTGCCCAGATGAGTGGGTTCTCAGTTGGCGGATCCGCTTCTGTATTGAATACTATTGTTTCGACATCAGCCACTGCCTGGCTAAGGTTTCTCAATGCTGCGTGTAAAGGGTCGTCCAATCTACCAGTTCTGTGCACGGTCTGCATTCTATAGATAGCAGTCTTGGCTACACAAAGGTTTTCAGACATGATTGTTTTAATTTTTTCATTCATAGTTATTCCCCGCACCATACATGTTGTAGGGTTCTTTAGAACCAGAAATCCTACGGGCCGTGTTAATTATACACGATACAAAACTGGTACCAATACCAAGTGGTTTACCCGTTGCTGATCGGGCTACGAAGACACCGAGATTATGCTCTATCTGGCCATCCTCAAATGCTTCCTTAATTATATCAAGAGCACTTCCAATATTCAGTTTGGTACTTACTGGTTTCTTATATGAGCGCCATCCGGGAATACCTACGAACTCCCTACCACATTTCTTTTTCTGGCATTTCATAATCCCTTCTTCAAGTAGGTTCTCTTGATCAGGGTTTAACCATTTCATATTTGTCTTACCACAGGCTGGGCAGATTAGTCGGCTCATGTCTATTCTCCCTTATCAAAGATTCGAATCCAGACTTCAGGTGCTTGACCGTCATGGGCGCTTGGAGGACCACCCGTCATGGTAGTTGTGCCTGAAGTTTGGATTCCAACCTTTGAATCAGCGTTATAATTAGGCACTGATACTTATGCTTCTACCGTCCTACACTTAGTTTCAAGACAGTGTAGGACGGTAGGATTTGAATCTTACGATCGTTGCGCTCGTGTACCGACGAAAATATTTACCTGGATCATCTCCGCTGTCCTCGGGCAGGGAATTTGTGTTTTGATCCATCCGTTAGTTGTGCAGAGTACGTCCATCTTACCAGACTCGGACTTACAATCCATTGGCGCTAGAGGCATGGTGATAACAATTTTGTTATCCAGTTCGTGAACTTCAATGGCAAGTGGTTGCGTATCCGTGAGCTGTTTGGATATCATGTTACCCCTCCGTTGGTGGAATGAAGGCGATGTCTGATTTCTCAGAACCTTTTTTGGAATACAGAGTTGCGTTATCCACGATCTGACCTGAGCCAATGAATGCAGTTTCCAAGAAGGAGATAGCAGCTTCCTTACTAGTCTGCAGGTTATGGAGAATCTGATCTAGGAATGCTTTAGGCGTGATGCTTCCACCATCAGATGCCTGGGCAATGAATGCAATCATACCTGTACCAGCGGGAACCCCGGTGATTTCTGGTATGGAAGTCTGTAGACAGTTCTCCAACTGGTGTTTGCCGGATGCATTCGGGTACATGACTTCGGCACTCGTAGTCCGGCTAAGGATCGCGGTAAACCCAGTCGAAGTCTTGAATTGGCCAGGGTTGATCTGCTTAACCGCTTCGCGTAGGCCATCACGTTCGCCATCCCAAAGATTCGATTGTTCCTTTGCAATCTCGAACCGTGCAAGGAGGTCCCCGTCGTTCTCGAAGCGTGCCTTGATGGAGGCTACAGCAGTCGATTTTGTGATCCGTGGGACCAAGGGTTGAGGGTACAGTTCATCCAGCAATGACTCCAGGTCATGGGTCTTGTAGCCATCCTCCTGTTCTACCAGTTTGAGAATCCGCTTTACTTTCTCGGACATATTACGACCTCCCTAATGCGAGCAATATTAAGATTAGTAGGGCCATGCCTACCTTGATGAAGGTTTCCATTTGCCTACCCTCAATGTATGATAGGCCAGGCGAGTCTAACTCGCCTGGCCTTCAAGATTTGGTTTAGCTGTTCACTGCGGCAAGCAGGTCGGCAGCATTGAACCGCAGCTTCTCGCGAGGAACGATGTTCCAGTCCTCTTTCTTTTTGGAAGCATAGGAAGAGATACTTGCCTGTGAGGTTTTGTCACCGAGACCAGAGCTGACGATCAGGTCAGCCACGTCACCCCAGGTGAGGGTTGCACATTCAGGTGATTCCATCAGGGCGCGGGCAACATCTTCAACCTTGACTTTGGATTCGGATTTGGGCTTCTCGAGTTCAACAATCTTGGCGATCAGGTACTCGATTTTGGCCGGGGACTTCATCTCAGCAATCTCAGCTATGAGTGCTTCAGTGCGTGCCTGTGTTGCGTCCGGGGTGGAGTCTGCAGTTGCCTTGAAGCCAGCGATGATGGTTTGGGCAGCAGATTGTGCGCTACGGATTTTGTCGAGTGCGTTCATTGTAAATCTCCTTTTCTCTTGCGTGGATTACCGTGCAGGACTCTCACCTGCATCGTTAAAGTAATTATACCATACTTGAAGTTCCGTGTAAACAAAAATAATGAAAGGGAGAAACTTTTCTTTTCAAACAACTCTCAGTGAATCACTCACTCATTAAATAGAATTATATCATACTTGGAAACTCTCGTACACAAAAAAGTGATTGGGGAACAACTAGTGAAACTCGGATTCCTTAGTGAGTGGCAGTTAATAACCATCAAACTTTATATATTATAATATATGTGAACTTTAAATAACACACAAAAATTGCTGGAGGAAATTATTTTTCTCCCATTAGAGACTGCTGATTAGGGAACCCTCCTTAAGTCGCCCTAGGGAGGCCCCTCGTTCGGGGCTTTGGGCGGACCCCGGCCGGCCCCCGTACAAGTTAATGTACGTTCCGCCACACTGAGCTACTTCAGTGAATACTATACTTTTAAAGTTTATTAACTCAAAACCATTGTGCCTCAATATTATCTCAATAATAGAGGACTTATAGTAAACCAAGTAAAAATATTTGTTTTATTAAAAGTTCCAGGGGCCTATAATATTTAAAAGGAGATAACTATGACAAACTTTAATTATGAAAGTCACAGAATATTAATGCAGCATAATATAGTACAGTACTTTAGGTCTAATAACTGTATTGTTATAGATGGTAAGTACGAGGATAAATACTCAAAGTTTAAATTTGTGTGCTGCTGTGGTAACATACATGAGATGCACTCTAATAATTTTAAGAAAGGTAAGAGATGTGGATATTGTAATCGTAAAACCTATAGTGAAGACTTAGACCAAAGAAGAGAAGCTCTATTTAATCTAATGTCTAGTATTGTATTTACGCATAGTTTAGAATTTCAGTGTGAGTGCGGGGTTACTGATTATTTACCACACGTATATGATAGTAGAGTTTTTACTAATTACATATGTCCTAAGTGTGATACTAGGAATACACGTAATTCTTCTGAGTATAACATGTGGAAAAGAAAAGTTTTAAGTACTTATAATAGTACATGTCAGAAGTGTAATAGCTTAGATAAACCACACGTGCATCATATTGAAAGTAGACTTTCTAATCCTGAGTTAGCACACGAGATATCTAATGGTATTGTTCTATGTTTTGACTGTCATATGGAGTTACATAAAGCTTTTGGAAGTCAAACAAATAGGCAAAATTTAACTAATTTTCTTAGTTTTTAGTCACATTTGTGCCCATTACGGCTAAGTAATGGGCACTATCTAACTAAAAGCTAGTAATTAGTTACTAAATTGCTGAATCCAGTTAAGAACATCAGCGCATTCCTTTAGAATACCCGCAGGTTTCTCACTTTCTTCTTCATTTGTGTCGTTTTCACACGCATGATATAGATAAAGTTTCTGTAATGAATCGACTGCATCATTTAGTTCTGAAGGTTTCATTTCCTCCATAAAATACTGCAAGGAGTGAATCATTGCAAGGTATTCTGTGTCAGTATCATTTGGATCATCTGTAACTAAGTCCTGATGAAAGCTTTCAAGTTCTTCAAGAGTTCCTACTATCTTGAGAAATGAACATGGGTAGTGGAAATTATCTGGTACAGAGCCAGCGTTCCTAGTAAGTATTTCTTCACATAGAATAACCTGACTTCCCATATAGCCTCCGCCTTCAGATAGATGATCGTCAGGATGTAAACCTGGGTTTTGTATATGTAACATGAGGTACGCGAGATACAGGTGACGCTTCTTTACTGACGATATATTGTGATTATAGATCATTTCATTTACGGATTCTAAGATATTCATGTGATTTCTCCTATAGTTTTTAGTTAAAAGTGAGTTCCAGTACGTGATAACAAACAGTGTCTTAAAGTCACGTAGTTTCCTATAAACGGAATCAGCGTTATGAAAGTAGGCCAAGTAATTTATATAGGCTGGTTTATAACGCTGATTCCTATGTATGTTAATCTTTCCAGTTCCAACTGTTAAAATTTAAACCTTGTGAACGGTTCTTACCTTCAAGCGTTAAACTACCTGACTTAGTTAGTAAACCTAATCCAAATAGTTCTGCTTTAGCGGTATTGTATTCTGCTAAAGTCATTTTATAATAGTACCGTGCCTCCTTTTCACGGGCTGATGATATGAGTGACCTAGTAATAAATAGAACTACTTCTTGTATCTTAGTTAGTTCTAGTTTAGGTTTATCTATGGCTGAGACCATTGCTGTAGGGTGACAGTATACTCTACAACTTTTAGGGTAAGTCTCAACTAAGATCATCCAGATTTTAGAACTAGGAATTTGTGTTTCTAACTTACCATGATACATAGCAAGTTCTTCTTTTGTAAAGTTTACATAGCTATCGTAGTAGCCAGATGTAATACCTTTATGTTCACCAGTTTCTGAGTTATATGCTACTAGCTTCATGATATTAGCGTCATGCCAGTTAGTTGGACATTTAAACTCTATGCAAGGAATAAGTTTAACAGTATTGCCATTATAACCATACTGTTTAATAACTGCCTGTACATCTTTTGGTAGTTCTTTTGACTTGATAGTTGTGTAATCCATACTATGCCTCCTTTAGTTTAGTAGCAAGTTCTAAAGCTTGCTCTTCTGTTACTTCATAGATAACTTCTATTTGTTCAGCGTAGTATTCTGTATCTATAAATGGAATTGAGTCATCGCTATCACGCATACAGTCAGAGTTTACTTTAGTAAATAATGCTTTCATTTCTTGGACAGTAGGTAAGTTCATATTGATCTCCTATCGATGGTAGTTAATTAACTGAGCTATTAGCTGAGCTTGTACGTCTTTATTCCAGTCAAGACTTTGTAAAATGCTTAGAACTGGTTTGTCTAAATTTTCCGATAATACTTCAGCAGCAAAAGCAATAGACCGTATTTCGTCTGAGTACCCTTGCTTATCAGTATTTAGAAATCTAATACAAGCTTCTATAGTTACCTTCTTACAACATTCATCAGAGTAATAGCGCTCACCACAAATAGGATCAGCTAATACTTGCACTACATTATCTGTAGGATGATTATGCGACATACATGGAGGGTAACCTAATATATCTGTTAAATTTTCATGCAGTTCTTTCATGTACTGATGCATATTAGGCTGACCTCCACAGCCACCTTCCAAAAATACTATTTGAACATCACCAAGTGCATTATAGTGTGGTTGTATACAGGTGTTATATTTATCAATTAGCATCCAGACAGTTTTCTCTACGGCAGATTTGAAGTTAGACATTTTAGTTCTCCTTGCCAGAGCATCCCCTCTGGCTGGGAAAGAGTAATTAGTTAAGTTCCTTCTGCATTTCCTGGAGTCTAGTAAGACATGTTACAAGACTATCCTGACATTCCTCAATAGGAGTTGTCATATTGTTAAAAACAGTAATACAGTGTTCTATTGTCTGAATAGACTTTTCAAGTTCTATCCATTCAAGTAGTTTGTTTATACTATCAGTAGAAAATAAATCATCGTCTTCAAGTGTAGGACAGTCGTTTTTATGGAGGATTAATCTACAGACTGTGTATTCTTTCATATCATCAATTTCTCTATCTTCAGGTTCATGCTCAGCGACCCAAACGGCTATACAAAGGTCTTCATTTTCAAACCTTGGGCACGCATCGTTACCCCATGAAACATCTTGCCATTCAATTGTCTGAAGAAATGCAGGCACTACGAATTTGATGAAGTCGAACTGTTTAGCGTATCCCATGGTTATATCTCCCCTTTTGCAATTTTAAGTAACTGATTAGAATACTTCAGCATCTTGTTGAGTGCAATAGCTTTCTGTTTTGGTGATAGAGTTCCTCCACGCTCTATCTGTTTAGCGAAACTAGTTAGGATTTTAGCATCACACCCGCTAAAGCCAACACCGTTGTCTTCTTTTGTTTCTTCCGCTTGTTGTTCAGCAAATGTTTGCTTCTTATAGATAGCTAAGATTCCACGTTTAAGCCAATCTTCACTTTGAATCATTGCATTTCTTATATAAGAAGCAGTGAGTATTCTTTCAGCCATTTTATCCTCCAATGCGGCAGCATCCCCTGCCGCTGGGAAAGAGTTAACTAGGCTATTGACTTAAGAAGCTGACGGTTGATAGCATTACGTTCAGATGCTGGCATTCTGTTAAGTACTGGAATACCTTTTACATTCTGAAGATTAGATTTATACCAACGAAGGTTATCAACGCTATACTTCTGGTCAGTATCAAGATTTTCCTTGATAGTCTCACTGATTTCTTCATAAGTAAGAACTGCACAGAGAGGATCGCAAAGAATAGCTGCAACCAGGTCTGCTTGAACTACCTTAACAGTTTTCTTTAACTGAAGGTTAATGAGACGGTCAATGAGTTCATCTTTGTTGAGTTTCCTCAATTCAACGCGGAGTGTTTTCTCAGCATCGAGAACTTCTGAAGGAACTTCGCTGATAGCTTTGATGTGGTTGATAACTGCCTGAATGCCGATTGCGATAGGATTTGCCATGGTAATATACCTCCAAGTATATTGGTTAGAGTGGGTAAAGCTTTGGTCATGGTACTTACGCGTAAACTTACTGCTGACCTTGTGGTGGACAGTTTAATTAGAAGGACTTACATTCAAATGTAAGCATCTCTTCTGGTGTAAGACGTTTTGCAAGTTTAACTTGTGAACTAGTTCTAGACATACTATGAAGAATGCTAGGATTATGAGCAGCAAGCGCTAAGGATACTAGCTGTTCATGCGTCATAGCTCTGAAATAGTCAGGACATTTATCACAGCTACGTGTAGGGAGCTTCATTTCAGTAGGACTATCAGGGAGAGCTTTGATAGTTTTGGTTTCATGCCATGTGTTTCCACAGCATTCACAGATAACAAGACAATCAACAGTAAGATCTACTTTAGACTTAGTACTGTTCATTCCAGGAAAGAACTTACGAGCAGCTTTAGTCTTTTTAGGTGTAGCCTCTGCTGTTGCTTGGTTAATAATACGCTCTGCCATCTTAGCTGGGATACCTGCTGCGATCAATTTTTCGAGTGCGTTCATTTTGAACCTCCAGGTTCTAAAGTTGGTGGTCATTGAGTACTTTGTCCGGCTTACCAGACTTCATTCTGACCTTGTGGTTAATAGATAGTTACTTAATTAACAAACTCCGCATTTTGCAATAGTCATTATGTCATCAAATAAATGACCAGTATTCCAAAGTGCGTTTCCACCAAAGGCCTGATCAATTATGTTCATAAGAACAGTTGGATTGTCTCCAAATGACCAGGTGTTTGCCTCATCCCAAACATTTAAGAAGGCGTCATCTTCAAATGTATCAGTATAAACTACTACACATTCAGAAGTAATACCTAAGTAGCGGTGTTCACCAGCTACAACAACGTTGTCAGAAGTAACAACCATGCAGCCACCACCTGTTTGATGGTTATGCCAAATATCTTGATAGTGTAAACCATGTTCAACTGCCCAGTATTCAGGCTTTTCATTTGATTCAGGACGATTACATGGTTTAGATTCTGGTTTAGGCACATTATTATCTACCCAATGTCTAACAACCTCTTCCATTGTTTCTTCCATTTTAAATACGTAGTTAGGTTCAAGATCACCTGTTTTACATTCTGGAAAGTGATCAGCTATCGTTTTCCAAAATATATCAGATGCCATATACACTGCTGGTTTAATACGTTCTTCCATGGTTAAATCCCCCGTTGTTTCATTTAGTATACTTCCTAGTCCCTCTAGGAGGAGGCTGGTATTTTTACCAAAATTACTTTCTTGTCTTGAACAATTCTCATCGTGTTCACACTGCATACACATATTATGATTAATTGCCTTACATGTATCTGGTTGATTTGGTCCAGCCTTATAACAGTTATCACACATTCCATTTGATCCTGGCATAATACTAGAATCAACAACTGGTATACCACAGTAAGCACATGGAGTAAAAGGATTTTCAATAAGGAGTTTACAATCACCTTGTATGTCATTAAGCGTGATTTCTTGAAGGAGAACTTTACCGTATGAGTCAATAAATGCTGCAGCCATATAAGGGTTAGAACCGTCAAGTTTCTTTGCCAAGTTAATATTGATGTTAGTCATGATACACCTCCGAGAAATAGTGCCTGATATTTTCCGCCTCGGGTCCGGGCTGGTGTACTACTGTCGCCGCGTTTTCTTAGGGTTTTCTGCCCGACGCCTACGACTTCTTACTTTTTGAAAATTTCTTTTTACCAGCGCATACTGCCTGAGGATACTGTTTCGTTTCATCTCTACGAGGATCAATTTCCATTTCCGGCATAGGAATCCTACAGTCACTACAAATGTTATAAACCAAGTATTCAAACTCCGGTCCAGTACAAATATCAGTAACTGTAAATTTCCATGTGGTGCCGCGAGTACTTCTAGTTATAACTTTACTATTCTGTGGCTCGTAGATTGGATAACAGCAATCATCCCATTCTGCGACATCAAATATTAATGTACGTTTACACTTCTTAAGATATTTATTACGTTTTGCTTCATGCTCAATAGCTTCATCCCAGTCACGCAGGTGTTTATACTTGGCTTCACATGCTTCATAACCAGCCATGAAGTCACGATAGCAGTGGTCAAGATTTTCCCAGCTCATTGCATAACTTCCGGTGTAGCTAGAGTAAGCGATCATTCCCACTTGACCTGGTTCAATCTTCCAATAGGTACGTGGAGCTTCAATTTCACCAGCTTCCACAAGTTCCATGTAACGGTCGTAGTTGACAAACTCACAGACATCTTTGCAAATAGGAATTTCCTTTTTACAATACGCGAATGCCAATTGAACAACTTCACTATCATTACGACCTGACCATTTGAGTACGTATTTCATAATTAACACCTCCAAGTGTTATGCGGCAGCATCCCTGCCGCTGGGAAAGAGGAATTACTTAATAATGAATGTTGTATCTTCATTATAGTAAGTATTAGGAGCTACTAGGGTAAGACCATCAGTATTAAACACTGATGCCCAAAGTGAAACAGCAAAACCAGAATCCTGTTTTGCAATTATAATTTCTAATGGCGGATTATAATCAAATAAGAGGAACTCACCAAACCAGTTCATGTGCTCAGCACCACGTACAGATACAGAACCAGTATCAGGATTAACCTCAAGTGCATAGTCTTCTTTCACGTATTTAAGTACTGTTTGACACCATTCTGGGTCTCGTAGATCAAGTACACACCCATGGTACAAGTTAAGGGCGTGTATAAGTTTTACATCTGATAATTCATTAATTGCTTGTCTATATGTTTTCATTTTACACCTCCAAGTGTAATGCGTGTGCATCCCCACACGCTGGGAAAGAGCTATTAGATATGGTACTGGTTATAGACAAACTCACTGGCTAGCATAACTTCTTCTGCAAACCCTAAGTACTTTCTGAATACTTCAGAATAATTACCGTGTTGAGTTATCAGAGTAGTATCCCAAGGTTGTTCATCAGTATTATTCTCATAGATATAAATTCTAATACACTCATCAAAGTCTATAACTACTAGGCCATCTTTGAACATCTTCTGAGCCTGACCGGGAAATTCATACCACCAACCTTCAGGAAGACCTTCCTCTATTTCAGTAGGGCTAGAGTTCATAAAGCCGTTCACTATTGGTCTAGTCTTATACTTATCTAGAGTCTTACGGTTGTAGAAGTCTGCATGATTAAAGATATCACAGCCAGCTTCAATAAATGGCTTATATTCATTGAATAGTTTATCAGCTAATGTTTCTACTTCTTCACCCATCAGTACGTTGTTTTCACCGGAGTATGACCACGCTTCAGCCATCATGTCACAAAATTGTGATAACATATGAAGCTTAACAACTGCTGTTTCAACGCAGTTGTTCTCGTTCAGGTTATAAACACCACCTGGGTGAAGCTCTACACAGTTAGGTTTTAATACCTTCATTGATGCTGTAATCATCTTATCGTATCCCATTGTGCACCTCCTAGTGCAATGCGTGTGCATCCCCACACGCTGGGAAAGAGTTAACTACGGACGTGGTGCAGTCTTACAGTCTTTGGCTAATACAGTACGTTCACAGTCAGGGCATTCATACTGTATGTTCTGATTGATCTCAATGAGTGATGCAGGGAAGTGTGCCTCACAATAAGGACACTCAAGGTGAATCACTGTAATGATAGGATCTAGTTCATTGTCATTAAGAAGTATCTTTGCGTTCTCATCAATAGCAAAGAAAGACGTAGAGAACTTCATGTCACCACTAAAGCGTAGACCAAACTCACGGCCTGTTGTCATCTCTTTAACTGACTCTACTGTATAGTAGTAGTCTGGCTTAGAGAAGGAACGAAGCTTCATACCAACTGTTACATCTACTGCGGGTATAGTTACTACTCTTATAGTACACCTCCTAGGTATGCGCGGCAGCATCCCCTGCCGCTGGGAAAGAGTTAACTACAGGATAGTTACAGGAAGTCTACGAAGACCGCCTTGTATCTTAGCTACGCCTTGTGATACCATGCCACAGAACTCTTCAATAAGTGAGTAGTCTACCTCAGGAGCAAACTCTTCAGTCATCTCTGTATCTGTCTCATATATCATCTTCATGCGACGCTTCTCATCACGGATACGTTCAGCACACTCTTTAATGTAAGCAAGACGGTCTTCTTTACTAAGTATAGTTGATGACATTGTGCACCTCCAAGTGCTTTAGTTAGTTATATTACATGCAGATAAATGTTTCACCAAACTCCTGATAAATAAGAGACTGTAGCCTACGCTGTTCATCTGTAGGTTTATACGGAGGTATCTTAGTAGGAGGCGTAGACCCTATCCTAAGATGTTCTCTTATGTATTCCTCTGAACAAAGCATAAGCTCTATAGAAGCTATAGCATCAGAGTAACTTAACTTTTCTTGAACGTCAGCTATAGTAGGTACAAGTCTATCTATAGCATATTCATAGGTCTTCTTATTACCTGTGATTCTAAATACATCCTGAATGCGTTTCATTATATCCTCCTAACCGGGCAGTTTTCTGTCGTACTCAGGACTTTAGTGGTTAGCCTACGTAGAACTCTTCAACCTCTTCACCTGCATCAGCATCCCATACCATACGGCTAAGGATACGTGTACCGGCTGGACGACCTGCTTCTTCATGCTTACCCTTATAACCTCTGTTAGTATCTATCTTATCGATCATGCTATCGATATAGCTGACGTAACCAGGGTTAGTCTTAGAGTAGTGAAGACTTGCATTAACTCTTGCAGCCTCTGGATTAATTGCTTTTTGTTTAATAGTCCAAGAAGCTTTACTCTCATTATTAGGTATGCGTGACATATAGCACCTCCAAGTGCTTGTTAGTGGTCATGGTTACTAGACAGGTTGTATCCTGAACATTCTTTCTTCTGACCTTGTAGTTAATAGCTAGTTTACACCGTACTCAAGTTCAATCTTCATAAGCATAAGCTGGTCTGCATAGTACTGACGAAGATTACGAGGAAAAACTTTGCAAGTATCTATGATGTTGGTAGACATTGCTTTTAAGAAGAATCTATATAGCATTGTATTCACCTCCTTTTTGTGAGAAGTCTTTACCCCATACTGTAGTAGCATGGAGTTTAAACCTTTTGTAATACTTACGGTCGTTGTTTAACAGCGTAATGATAATAATAAACAATGCAACAGATAGACCGAGTAATACATTACGTGCAAAGACTTCATGCCTTAGCTCTAATACATACTCCATTAGTACTGCAGTGTAGATAGCAACCATTGCGTACGTGTAACCCAACATAAAACACCTCCAGATAGTTCCGTGACTAGCGTCATCAGTGCTAAGGCATCACCCTTAACAGACAGAGTGCTATACAAGCCACTCTGTTTCGCCTAGAACTCAGTCAATTCTATTTCGTATGGTAAGTACATTGCTGGTTGAAGTTCTATTGGTGTGTATGCACCATAGTATAGAGCTTTGCGTGTCTCTGGTTCATAGTAGCCACAGTCAATTAACATATCTGTCTGATGAATAGTTACTTCATCATAGATATTTTTAACTGAGTAGCTACGTGGTACTACATTACCAAATAACCATACATTACCATACTGGCGTACTACGTGACGTCCATTATTAATACGTCCGAAGCGATCAATAGTTGCCTCGCCTTGAATCTGTCCTGCAATCCATAACATTGTTGATGCATAACCTGGGTCGTTGAAATTAATGTCTTCCATGATAATCTCCTTTAGTTGAGTTTTGTTTCACACTATGACAATTACACACTTTAGTTTATAAACTTATTTTCTTTTCATAGGACACCCCCTGGGCTTTAAGTTTTTTATTATGTCTATTACGCCTTATACTGCCCCGGTTTAAAAATTTCATAATTTTTAGTTTTCTGATCAATTTTTCATGAATTCCGTCTGCGTTTACGCTTGGTCTGCCCACTGAGTTCCTTCGGAGTTGCAAATTAAACCATAATAGTGCATAATACATAGTTGCAAATTAAACCATAATAGTGCATAATACATAGTTGCAAATTAAACCATAATAGTGCATAATACATAGTTGCAAATTAAACCATAATAGTGTATAATACATAGTTGCAAATTAAACCATAATAGTGCATAATACATAGTTGCAAATTAAACCATAATAGTGCATAATACATAGTATACAATACACAGTTGCAGATTAAAACATAATAATTTACAATTACAGATAAATAAATAATACCATAGGTCCTCAGTAATAAATCATAATTTTATAAATATTGGAACCAGTTTTATACCCATGACCTATAATATACCAATGATAACTCTCGATACCGCACGTAAGATCATGATTGCAATTCAACTCTACACTGGACCAATGAGCGCCGATGCTCTCATATCCTCGGTTGCTGACTCTACTCTAGAGTCTCCGCAGACTATTACCAAAGTCATAGAGTTCCTCCAAGAGTGTAGAAAGCCGTCCGCACAGGACCTCCCCATCCAGTCGCAAGCGACAGTACCAGCGCCGATCATAGACGATACACCGCTTAACCTAATGGATGAGTTACAATATAATTATAAGATTGCTAAGATGGTGCTCCAAACTAGTATGGCTGGTGATCGTACTATTGATGCAGAAGAAACACGTAAGTCGCTAAGGACCATATCGTCATTCATGGAGCAAGCTCTAAAGCTTCAAGAACGTCTATACAATACTCAGCAGTTACAAAAATTCCAAGAAGCAGTATTAGACGTAGTTGCTACTATTGATCCTATTTATAGAGATACAATAATAGAACGCTTATTAGAGGCTAACCTCTAAATGGCTACCGACTATGGAAAATCATTCCAAGAGATACTTCAGATAAAGTATGGTAAGAACAATAAACAATCTTACTCAGACTGGATCTGTGACAATACTTATCTGAAGGCTAAAAAATATTCCTTTACTGACCACGAATACCAAATAGCACCAGTTAATGACCCTGCTCGTATCTTAGTGATGGAAAAGTGTGCTCAGCTAGGTTTTACTGAGTGCTTCTTCCGTTGGATGATAGCATTCTTAGTTAAGCATCAGGGTTCTCAAGGTATATTTACACAGCCGACAGATAAAGATATGGGCACGTTCGCTAAGTCTCGTGCTGATGTTATTATGGAAGAATGTCCTGTGGTTAAACGCCTGGGAACGGGGGGCGTAGATAGTGTCCAACTCAAAAGGATCGGAACTTCTTTCCTCAACTTTAGAGGAACCTTCGGTGCAAGAGCTGCTATTTCAATTCCATCAGATGCAAACAACTATGACGAAGTTAACTTTAGTAATCCTATCGTACTCAACCAATACAAGTCCCGACTCCAACATAGCGCTTACAAACTTGAACGCTACATTAGCACTCCTACAGTTCCAAACTACGGAGTTTCAGAACTTTATAACAGAAGTGATAAGAAGAGAATCATGCATAAGTGCTCGCACTGCGGGCATCAACAATTGTTAGATTGGCCACAGAATATTTTCTTTAAAGAGTACTCAACTGGCCTTATCATACCTTATGGTACTGAGTTCTTTGAAACTTATGTTGAGAAAGAATACGAGTATGAACCATTTATTGGATGTATTAAGTGTCAAAGAGAGGTTGATAGGTCGTGGGATTTCTGTGAGTGGGTTGCGGAAAGCCCTGAGAGGAATAGAAATCCAGATACAGGAATAAGTGGATATCACCTTAACCAGCTAGATGCTATTCATGTTAGTGCCCTTGATATTGTCCGTGCAAGTGATAAGAGGCTAGATGGGTACAAAAAGATTGAGGACTTTTATAACTTCTCACTCGCTAGTCCATACGAGGGTGGCGATTCTGTACCGATAACTGAAGCGAGTAAAGTAGTAGCCACATTACCATTTGCTATGCCAGATCATGCTTCTGGAACTTATATTGGTATCGACTTAGGTAATATCTGTCACTTGGTAGTTATTAAGGATTTCTTCTTACCGGCTCATCGTGAGCCAATACCAGTAGTTATTGCCTCTTATAGGTTAGATAAAAGCGTACTTGAGGTTCGTCTACCTGAGTTGATCAAACAGTATGGTTGTCTGTACTGTGTGTCTGATGCTCAGCCATATACCATAACTGTTGAAAAGATTGCTAAGGATCATCCAAAGAGAATGAGTATTTGTTTCTTTGGCGGGAAGAAATCTTATAGTATTGATGCTGAGATGATACAAGTTACTGCTAACCGTACTAATGCACTTGATGAAGTAACTAATACTATACCCAAAGGTATGGTTATGGTTGCATCTGGAATACCTGATTATGAAGTAATATGGCAGCACCT